GCGTAAAAGGTGTCTCGCCGTCTGGGAGCGATTCGTTTGCCACGAGGCAAACGAACTGGACTCCCCACTGTTGCTCTTGTGTCAATTGGCTTAAGTCGATCATTTCCAAACTCCTGATATTTTAATAAAAGGATCGGCCTGCTTCCACACGCCAGAGATGCGGATGTAAACTGTCGTTTCTTTCCACACGCCACCTACCCGAAGCCAAACCTTGGCGGAAGGCGCAGGTGGGGGTGACCCTTGAGGCGAAAGCAAAGTTAAAAACATGACTTACACCAAAGTCAAAAGCAAGTTTCTCGTTTCCGTGGTTTTTGCGATCTGGGAATCAATTGAATCAATTTGTGTTAAGTCCCCAATCGCATAAGCGCTTGAACGAAGCTGCCCAAGGTAAGCTAATCTTCGTTCGCACAATTCAATCAACTCAGCAACAGTCATTAGATCACCATTTGCCGAAGCATGACGTTGGAGGTGTTCAATACCATATAAATGTAATCGATTTCGGTAGATCCGTCTTTGTACGTCACATCGAAACAAGTGTCGCCCACAATACCTGCGCCTTGTGGGTATAGCATCGTGCTCCAAGGCTGCATTGCATGCTCCGCAAAGTCAAAGCAGAACCAGCGACCAGTATTATCACGCTGCATGTAGAGCCGGTCCTTGTTGTAGCACCACTTTGTTCCGGTGCTCGTGGCATCGCCGGGAGGTGCGTAGGTAATCGTGGCCCAAGTGTTTCCGGCAATGTCGTAGCGATGCAGGTTGGTCGTGTTGCCGCCTTGGAAGCTGTAGATGTAGCGACCGTTCAGGATTGCGTTTTCGTTTGTCCAGTCGCTTGCCGAAACTGAATGAATCCAGTGTCCTGACATTCCGGCACCGGGCGCGGCAGCGCGGGCAGCAACAGGAGTTAGCGTTGACCAAGTGTTGCCAGCGATTGAATACCGATAGAGCGTGACGGCATTATTGCCCAGGAAGTAAATGAAATCATCATTTCCTTCGAGGCTATATTGCGATGTCGCGTCGGGGTTCGTTGTCCAGTTGCTCGACACGGTAATCACGGTCGAAGTATTGCTCGCTACCGTTCGAATCTGCCCGGCTCCGGTTCCGGCTGTGATTCGAATCTGAGAATTCGTCCACTGGTTGACCGTCCAGTTCTTGCCGGTATTGGTAAGCGTTGCCGCTGCGCCCGATGTTGCGGTACCGGTGGCAAAGGACTTGAAGCCGTTATCAATCCAAGCCGGAGTAGAAACGAGCTTCCCATCGGTTCCAATTGACGATGGTAGGCCGGTCTGACTCAGCGTTGTCCAAGTGTTCGTTGCGAAGTCGTATTTGCGAAAACTGGCCGAGGCCAGTGTTCCCGCTCCAACCACATAAAACACGGGAGTTTTGAGACGGTATTGCGACGTGTTGTCGAATGCGACTGACTCAGCCGCACCCTCAAACGTAATGACCGCATTTGTTCCAATTGTGTTGGAGGCGATCGTCTTGAGCTTGCCCGCATTGGTGCCACCGACGAAGTACACCGAGTAGCCGCGAAGGTCGCGTGCGAGAGTCTGATTCGTAGTGATGCTGGTCGTTGTCCCAGCGGTGGCCGTCAGACTGGACGCGGCAACGGTGGTTCCGGTCGAGAACGAACCAGCAACGCCGCAGGCACCAGCGCCAAACGTGCCAGCGAGAGCCGGAGAAGGCAATGTGACCCAAGCGTCTTCGGATGGGTTGTACATCGATGCAGCCGTGTTCGACGACACGAGCAACTGCTGTTGCCTGTAGTGTCGAGATGAAACAATAAAATGTGCGGCTGCGGTTGCTGAAAGCGGATAGAGCGAGCAGAACTCCCACCGCTTGAGATCAAGTATTCTTCGATTGCCGTTTGTAGTTGGCATGTGTCCCTCTTAGGTGACTGAAATGTTGTTGCGTAGATTGTCGGCTTGCAATTTCATCAGTGCAGGAATCTGGTCAGCAGCCGAGAATCCACCGACTTGAGATTGGTTAGTCACCGTGGTGACGGTCCCCACATTCCACGTTCCAGACTGACCAGCGTTGACGAGCAGGTTTGAAGCAAGTGGTTGCCGAACCTCCATAATTGGAAAACCGGAAGCGTTAGGCAGTGCCATGCCAATCGTTCGCGTCAAAGTTGCGATTGCAAATCGCATCGCCTCGATGGCTTCGATCAGCTCGCCATAGACAGCGACGGGGATCGGGTTATTCGCCGATACGTCAGCCACGGTCTTGGCGTCGTCGGCACCATCGAACGTCGCGAGCCCGACGACTTGAACCTGCGCCGTCTCGCCGCTGTACGTGACCTCGCGGCTTGCTGCTTTCGCGCCGCTGCCTGGGGTGATTGGTACGTTATCAGCCATTCGTTAGCTCGCTTGCGGAATTCGGATCGTGAACGAACTGGTCGTGAACGTGTTGCCGCTGGTCACGGCCTGCGATGATGTCAATGCACCGGTAGCGAGCAGGCGTAAGCCTGACGTATCAGTGATCGCGTAATGGGTTGCGGTTCCGGTCGCAGTTACGGATCCGTTCGTCACAGCGTTGACCGTTACCTGGCGTCCGTTGGGCGAGCCCGCAGCCGGGGATCCGATACCTGGAAAGTTAACACCGTTCGCGTTGCCAAGGCTGGCGGTCGATGTTGCAGCGGTGTAGGTCGTGGGCTCGCTGCTACAGATGTCCAGCCGGTTTGCCTCGGTGTCGAGAACCGTAAGCCCGTTGTCGAAAACGCGATCGTTGAGAAATGGCATCGGAGGATCCTATTTGCGAAGGACGAGAGTGAGCGGGCGTGCGGTCGGCTCGGTAGAGCCACTGACGACGCGAAGGAATCGTGCGGTGCCGACGACTGCAGGGTCGAGGGCGATGTAGCGGCCCGACGGCGAGGCCACGCTGTAGAGCGTGGTCCCCTCGTAGAGCGCGAAGTAATTGCTGCCGTCGATCGAGCCCAGGAACGTCATCGATGTGCCGGTCATGGTCGGGACGTCGATCCCGGCCAAGTTGAGCGCCATCGGGATCGTGGCGGCGTCCGAGGTTGTGCCCGATGCAGGGATACTGATTCGCAACGTCGGCGGTTCGGTGCCCGATGCGCCAACGGTCGCGACCACGGCGCCGGTCGAGCTGACGGTCACGCCGTCGAGTGTGCGAACAATCGAGCCGGTCGGGCCATTGGCGACCACCGCAGCGGTCGACGATGTGACGTCGGCAAGCGTGCGAGTGATCGAACCCGACGAGGAGTTCGGGATCACCGCACCGGAGACCATGGTCACATCGGCGAGCGTTTCGACGATCGTGCCGACCGGAGCAGCGGCAGAAATGACCGCGATGGCAGGAACGCGGTTGCGTGTTGGCATGGGATCAGTCTCCGATCAGCGGAGGACGCAACGCAAACGGATGATTGCCTGGCAACGCGTTTGGTAGTCCGTTATTCCATGCCATGACACCCTCGAGCAGTTGCCGCTCGCGGGTTTGTAGCTCGCGGTCGAACGCGACGGCTTCGTAGCAGATTTCATCTGCGTTGTTGACTACCAAGTCAACAGTCACGTTATCGGTGCTCAGTCCGTTGTCGGTCGCGAACTCGCTCGATCCATTGCAATAGAGATAGCCTGTTTGCAAACCGATACTAAACGTCAGCACGGCAACGAATGGGCGTCCGGTGGAAATGGCAATCGTATTTGATAGGACTGATCCGACTGTCGCGCGGACTGCTGGACCTGAAACTGATGTCAACAGCAAATACCCTCCAGAAGCCGAATCCCTAACAATGAAATCTGGAACGTTACCATTGGTGGTGGAACACCACCAAACCACGGCGATTGTGAAATCGCCGACCGCTTGTGCAGTCGATGGAGTTGTGAGTTGGTCGGCGGAAAGAATCGGGACGATTCCAACTTGGCCGGCAGTAAACCCGCGAGTGGGGCGGAGGTTTGAATCAGACTGCGAGAACTCAAGCGACAGCCCAGTGTCTATTTCCGAAATTCCTGAGCCTGAGTAGCGTGCCACGCCATCGCGTGCGTGCGCCCAGGCGATCGGGCGAAGATGCGGGATCGTCAGCCGCCGCGATTGCAAAACCGCATCGTCGAACGCGCTGCCGGATCGCATCTAGGTTACGTCCTCATTGTAGGGCCGAACATATAGCTCGTTGCCCGATGCGGCGAATGCGACGCCGCTGTTGTTGCGGACGCTGATTCGCATCGAGAACGGATACAGTCGCACCATCGGAATCATGACGACCTTGGCCGATGCGCCGCTGTTCAGTTCGGCGATGTAGACATCACCCGCTGCACGGTCGGAAGTGTCGGTGCCGTCGTTGAGCGTGATTCGAACAGCGATAGCGCCGGCCGTCGCGGGAGTGATCGACCCGAGCTTGATCGTGATGATCCCGTACAGATCGCGGTTGGTCGAATTGTCATACGTGACAGCCGTCGACTCAGATCCGTTGGCTAGGCTGTTCAGGTTGGTCGACGCGATGTTCGATCCGCGCGCCGAAGGTGTGGCCCATTTTGCGACTGCCATGGTTACGCGTTCCCGTCGGTGAGGGTCATGGTCGAGACGGTGAACGATTGGCCAGCGGTCACCGACACACTGGGCGAGATTTCCATATCACCACCTCCACCGGTCGCGGTGCAGGTCCCTTGCAGGTGGCAGGTCGCACCGGCCTTGATCCGAAAGTGGCCTGCGTTTCCAGTGGCATCGGCGGACAGGTCTTGCCATGTGCCGCTGAGTGCCTTCGAACCGGACGCGGCGTTTGCCATCCAGTCCGATGGCAGGGTCATCGTCGCCAGTACGGTTCCGATGTCGGCAGCGGCGCAGTTCGCGGGGGGTGATCCGGTGCGAATCTCAAGCGTGGGAGCGGTCCCGATCGTCGACTCGATTTGATCGAGCCGTGCGTTGCGGACCGCGACAGAGAGTTGGATGGCCATGATTTGCTTACGGTTGGGATTGCGGGAACATTGCGCGCAGTGCGTGCAGCTCGGAAACGGTGATGCCTCGCGACTGTTGCGGGGCTTTGCGGTACGGATGGAATCGAAAAAACGGAAGCGGTCTGCTTTTGGGATCGCGGTACGTGTTGGCTTGCTGGCAGAGTATCGACGCGGTGTGGTCCCACTGCTCGCCGCGGACAGCGTCGGCCATCCACATCAGTTCACGGAGGCTGTACGGTCCAGGCTCGATTCCAATGATGGCAGCGAGTCGGTAGAGGACTTCCCAGAGCGTGGGCGGAGCATCTGGTCGAGAGTCGCCATCTGCTCCGAGATCCCCTGCTCGATCAGTCCCTCGCGGATCGCGTTCTGGATTCTCATCACCGCTTGTTTCTGCGCCGCTCGGTTGCCGTCGATCAGTTGACGCAGCACCGCGCGGCGGTTGCGCTCCGGGAGGAAATCGACCACCGACGTCTCAAAGGCGAGGACTGCAGATTCAAGCACATCACCGGCGAGCGATTGGCCGAATTGAATGTCGGACACACCGCGAGCGTCAGCGGCGGGTTTGACGATCGCGAACAGCACGTCGACAAAAAGGATGATGTCGCTGTGCAAGTTAGCCAGTTGCTGCGGGTCGGAAAACAGTTTGCCGAGGTCGACGCTGGTCAGGTCGCGGACTCGTCGCAGCGTGGCGACGTCCAATCGCAGCGACCAGTCGCGGCCTTCGGTGTCCTTGAACTTTGCTTCACTCATTTATTCGCCGATCACGATTTGGATAACTCGCAGCGCGCCCTCGGTGGATCCGCTGACGATTTTCAGATGCTTGACCGATTGCATGACCGAGGGATTGAGCGCGATGTATCGCGAGGCGGCAACGGTCACGCTGTAGAGAGTCCCCTCGTTGTACAAGGGTCGAAATGTGACGGCATCGATCGAGCCTTCGAAAGTGAACGACGCGCCGGTGAGAGCAGCGGGCGTGATGATGCCAAGCGCGTACTGGGTCGTCGGCATCGTGACAAATCCCGACGTGGTGCCCGCGAGCGGGATGGTGGCCGTCAGTGCTTGGAGAAATTTTGCCATGGCTCAGGCGAGAACTCGGTAGGAGATGACGGCATCGCGCGCGATGGTGAAGGTCTCGACGTTAGGGTCGTTGGCGAGAGATCGCCGCTTGGGTGGCTTGGTGTAATCCCAGACAGCGATCACCCAATCCGTCTTGGATCGCTTGACCAGCCGGCCCCAGACGAAAAAAACGATCGTCTCGTGGCCGTGTGCGTGATCGCGGAATTCGATCTCGACAATGTCGCCGATCCGCATAATGTCCCTCGCTAGCGCGTCGGGTTGTTGTTGTGTTAGCTGGCAGCGACCAGCAACCAAGCAGGATCGACGAGCGTGCTGCTGACCTTGGCGCGGACCAGATCGACCTTGATGTCAACCTTGACATTCCCCTCGAGCGGTTGGTCGATTGGAAACTCGGTGATGACGCCCGGGAAGGTCAAGCCCTGCGAACCCTTGACGCCTGGCGTGGTCAGGATGTTGTCCATTACGGCCCAGTGCCACACGGTGCGTGCCAAAAATGCCGTGCGAAGTGCGGTCTGGGTTGTGTCGCCGACGTCGCCATTCCACAGCAGGGAGAACGTCAGCGACAGCTCGGTGAGCGTCGGCAGCTTGGCCTTGAACAAACTCAGCCGCGATGCTGCGTCAGCGGTGCCAGTGGTCAGCGACAGGTTGACGTCCTGAGCTTCGCCGATCAACACGGCCCCCGCAGTCGTGAACGTGGTGGCCAGGGTGGTCTGGTAGTAGAGCTTGCACTCGTTGCCGGCGATCGGTCCGATGATGGATGGCATACGTGACGGGCCTTTGTGGGTTACGTGGTGAGTCGGTAGGTGACGGTGATCACGGACCGGAAAACGGAATGCTGTTCGAGGGCGGCGATGTCGTAAAGCTGAGTCGAGGACTCGACGTAGTTGGCTCGGTACGTCGCTCCGTTGATCACGGAGGACAAAGCCAGCCGCTGCTCAATGTCGTTGGTCATGTCGATCAGTGCCGTGAACCGAGCGGAGTCGTCGGTCGCCGATTGCATGATCGCGACCTGGATCTGCAAATCGCGCTGACGCGAGGCGCGGGATGCGACGGTGGTGGATCGGGTTCGCGGCGCGATGACGATTTTTAGATCGTCGAGATCCGCCGGTTCGAATCGCGGCAAGTAGTCGATCGTCACGTCGGCGGCAGTGATGCCTCCGAGGTTGTCGGGTTTCGCGATCGAGCCCGAGACGATCAACGTCTTGATGTCGTCGCAGATCAATCGGTCGACAGCGACAGGCATGGTGGGCTATGGTTGTTTCTTGGTGTGGATCCGCAAGAGCGATTGGCCTGGATCGCTGTACCGCCACGGTCGCTCGCCGGTCATGGAGTGGACGAGGTAATAATCCTCGCCATCGCTGATGATGTCTCCATCTCGCGGCATGTCGGAGAATGGAAACGTGTCGGCTCGCATGAGGTAATCACGAGCGATGGTCCGATGGATGATTCCGTCGGCATCGCTCGACTCATACGGGGTGGATCCGCGAATCGCGGTCAGGCCCGCAATGGTGGTCATGCCTCGCGAGTAAGTGATCGGAACCGACGCGTGAGTGTCGAGGATCGACGCCAGGGCAGCGGTCGCGTTCTCGAGCATTCCCATCGATCAGCCCTTGGGTGGTTCCACGGGTACACAGCACAGGCATTTGCAATCCACGCACTGGCAGCAAACCGCGGCATGGTCGCACGCATCGCCGCAGACCGTGGACATTGCCGAACACTGGTCAACGCACGTGGCACAGCAATCGCACTTGGTCGCCTGGCACCCGCACAGAGTGATGTATGCCAGAACAATGAAGACAAAGCAACAGGGTCGCATGGCGTTACGCTTGGTTCAAATTGCGGTTGAGGTCGACCAACATTCGCACGGTGCCAACACCCGCAGCCGCGACAGCGCGACCGCAAAGAATGTTCGCTCCGGTCGGGCTGCCCGAGGCGAGGACCGAGGCGACCTGCGTGGAGGTGTTGATCTGCATCCGAGCGCCGGCAGCGATGTTATCGGCAGATGCCTTGTCAACCTCGACGACGCCTTCGATTCGGATCAATCCGGTCTCGCCGTTCCGGATCCCGCGTTGAGCTTCGACGTATCCGGCGAGGCCGTCGGTCGATGCGACAATCGTGCCGCAAACCAAATCCGCAGCGGCGGTGATGGTGCGGACCGAGGCGGCGCGTACAAATGTGGGGGCTGGCATTGAGTGGGTTCCTTGGGCGTGGTGTTACTTGGTCCGCTTGCGTCGCGGTGCGGGTGGCGGTTCAGGGGTTGGATCGGGTACGGTTTCAACGACTGGCTCGACGACTAGCTCGGCAACGGGTTGCGCGATTGGCTCGACGATTGGTTCGGAGTAGACCGGTACGATTGCGACCGGCGACTCGTCGTCGACTGGCTCGGCCCATTGCCACTGCAGGACAGCCTCGCCGTTCATTCCGATCGCATCGGGATCGATGACGGAGCCCGCTGGGTAGGGGACTCCATCAAAGTAGACGGTAGTGGTCAGTTTAATTTTCATGGGTTCGCTTACGCGTTGAGGCGATGGACTCCGCGCCAATCGAGAGCGGTGGCTCCGATATAGTGGCGCACGTCGATTGCGAGACCGAACTCGCCACCGGTGAGGGTCTCGGACCGAACGACCGGCGTTCTGCCTGCGCCTTGCAGGTAGGTCACCTCGATTGTTCGGGCCTTGTTCGAGACGCCGTAGTACTGCGTGGCGGAACCGCTCAACGCAGCGCCGGTGATCGGGTGCGTCAGACCGTTGCTGAGGCGTGGCTCGCTTACGGGTGTGATGCCGTAAGCCTTGAGCGGATTCATCTCGCCCGCGCCGCTGTCGTTGGAGATCACGACCGAGTAGCAGAGCTGCACGGCGGTATCAAGGATGTCGGGCGGAACGAGCAGGTGAGTGACAGGCAGGTCGAGCGATGCGTCGCCGTCACGTCGCTTTCGGATTGCCGCAATCAGCTCGGACAACGTCGCACGTGCGAGTGCCTTGCCCGATGCGACCATGTTGCCGTCGGTCGTGTTGAACAGGGCGCGACCGGTGGCGAGCAAGTTGGGATTGCTCAAGAGGACCATCGCGACCATGTCCGGTCGAACGCGACCCGCTGCCAAACCGAAGTCGCGCGGGGTGTCTTTGAATTTGCTGAAGTTGTCGCCGAGGATGTCCGCCTCGTCGATCTTCATCTGGCGGCTGAAGCGATAGACCTGAGCCTTTTCGCTGGTCACGGTGCGACCAGTGTGGGTCGCTTCGCCACCGACCGGATGATAAACCAGCGACTGGGCCGCTTGGGTCCGATTGCGGTTGTGTTGCTCGAGGTCAGGGTTCTCGTCTTCGCTGCACCATCCTTGGCTGAAGTCGTCGACTTCGGCGTAGCTCTCGAGCATCTTGGCGCCGATGGTCGCACCGAACAATGCGGCGGCGGAACCGGAGCTAAATGCGGCTTGGATCATGTCCATGCGTCCTGCGGGGACGTCAACGCCGCGAGCTTGCAGACCGAGGCGACACGCGTCGACGAGGCTCATGTCTGCGGCAGCGTGGCCGTGGTCCATCGTGCGTTGCCGGATAGGATCGTTGATCCCGGCCT